TATCAATATTCTTCTAGTTTTCTCGTTCTTTGCACGCTGAACCCAACAATTCCCTGGATCCGTTTAAACTTCGAAAGTATAATAGAAAGTCGCTGCCTCACTGAATATGCGCCTTTGACAAATTTAATTTTAAGGTCTAGGGCTTCAAGTTGTCCGCCAATTCGTCTACCACCTCCAGGCATGATATTGACGATTGTAACACTTTCTATTGCGCGCATCTTTGTAAGAATATCTGTAACGTTTTCAGCAACTGGAACTGTTAAAATACACTCAGATTCAAAAACGTTTGGTGCAACGACTTCGCGAAGATTGCTTTTCTTAAGCGCCTCTCGAATTAGTTTTCTCAATTTTTCTTCTGACACTGTTTTTTTCATTTATAACTCTCGCAAAAAAATACACAACTTCACTTATAAATAGTCAATTTATTCATTAATAGAACAAAAAAAAGGGGCACAAAAGTGCCCCCTTCTCACACGTCGCAAAACAGGTATTAAGTGATGCCGATTTCTTAAGAAAGCCAACCCCTATTGTGCAAATAAATGAACTCTGTGCATATATTTTAATTCTATTTCATTTACGAGCATGAGCTTGGAATATGAAGTCAAAATAGCGTAGTTTGTGGCGTCGACGGTAATGATTTCATCTTCTGAACCCTCATCCATGAAAGGAGGGGTCAACACTAAGTCATTCATCAATTCAGCATATCTAGAATTTATGGCGTAGTATTCGCATAAAAGAGTCATTAAGTTCGAATCCCAGGCCTTGTCTTCTTTGACATTATCTAATATATAAAACTTTATGACTTTTCTTATTTCCAAGCACTCGGTAAGTCTCTCCAGGCAATCCTCTAATGGAAGAGAATAATATTCTTTTTTTTCATTCATGCCTTACCCGCATTTTTTCACTGCTACAAAATATGCAGCCTCGACGTGATCTCTGGTCGGATCTGAATAGCCATTTCGAACCCCATCAATCATTATTTCTACAAAGTGATCAACAAAATCGTCAATTTGTTGATCACTCATGTTTTTTAAATTTATCTCTGATTTGTTATAAAATTTATTCGGCTTGAGGCTGGGGAATGTCCCTGAGACTGCAGGTATAACTAAAGATCTATACACACTGCCTTCAAAACCAGCGTCTTTCAACATTTTATTAAATGTTGAGACAGAATAAAGTCTCTCTACGTTAAAAACAACTCTTTCTCTGGATCTAGTAGTTATTGGGACACCAAGCAATGCTATTCCACCTGGCTTGAGTACCCTATTCATCTCTTTTAATCCTTTGATGTCTCCTCGTGGGTCGATAGTGTCTCCGTATCTTCCAAGTCCAAAGTGTTCAATTGCATGGAGACTAGTGACAATAGGGAAATAATTATCCTCGAAAGGTATTTCTTGTGCTTCGCCACGAAAAAAAGATATTCCCAAGTCTTCAAAAGTCTTGTTATCGTGAACTACAGGGTCTAAACAAAAACAATTAAAATATGTTGCGCAAGCAAGAACATGTTTAAAATCAGACCCCACATCTAAAATATTATCAATCTTTTCTACTTCTTTATTTATTTCTAGAGTCTTAATATTTGAAAGAATTTTTTGTGCAGTATAGGTCAATTGTGCGTATATGACATCAAAATCGTCGACGCCACCGTTGAGGTAGAAAGACGCATCATCATTTTTAACAACCCTCAAGATACTTACTTGGTCTTTATGTGAATCTAATAATTCTACAAAAGATTTATAATTCGTTTCGTACCTCTCTTCATCTTTCACGAACTAGTACTCTTAGTTTTTCTTTTTCTCTTTTTGATAACTCTACCCTCACCCCAAAAATTCTTATTTTTTCGTTGATCCGTGGTAAGGTACGCTTCTATATAGCAACCCTCTTCGTCTTTTTTAAACAAGGCCTTGTGAGGTGTAAGCTCGCCGTAGAGCGGCTTTGGGGTTTTTTTAGCATATTTCTTACGCGGCGGCGGTTGATTTAAATAATTTATACAATCATTAATTATTTTCTCCTCGGTGAACCCCTCAGATAAATAAGCCTCATGATCCACACCAATTCGAACAACTACAACCCACTTGTCCCCTCCATGCCCCTTAATGCTGAAGAAATTGCTATTAGAATACAACCCCTTCTTTGTTTTTTTTGAACCATAGTTGGTGAGCGCTGAGTGGAATTCCTTTAATTCTCTCAGCTTGCATTCAATCATCATCGCCCAATCTTTCTTTCAGGTCTGAATATCCGCCTAAAAACTCGTTCGACAAAACCTGTTGAGAAGTGTTGGACCAGTCAACAATCTGTTCCCATATCATGGGGACTGTCTGCCAATCACTTTGTTTCTTTGTCTCTTCCAATACTTGTGTGGCATATTCCATATCAGTATAAATAAATGATTTATTTTTTGATTTCAAAAGTTCTATAGAATCTTGACAATATTCACAAGATTTTTTCACTACCAATACATAATGCTTTTCAACCATTTTTTAACCTCTTAAAAGTTGTTTATTTGAACTTAGCCCGAGTTTCTCTTGTATGGCGGGCGGGCCACCCACCACTATTAAATCAATACCTGATTGACCCCTATTTAAATAAACTTTAGTAAAAACCTGCATTTTATCTAAATCTTGAATCAATCGATTTTCCAACAAAAGTTGCCTGTGTATCTCATCTTCTCTCAAACAAACAACGTGTTCCGGATTAACAAAAACATCTCTAAGAGAAAAAGAATCCTTCATGCTGCCATCCTCTGATAGCTTGTTAACTTTGTATATCTCTGTTAATTTTACAACCATCATTTACACTCATACACGCTGCTTTTGTCGACAAACCAGTACTGACCCTCATACAACACCTTGTAATAGTAACCTTTTTCATTTTTTGCCAACAGCGCGTGAACAGGTTTCTCAGTCTTTAGCCACTTGTTCGGATGCTCATCTTTGGAATCTGCGTTATGTTGAAACTGAAGTAGCGTTACTTCCGATGGAATGAAAACCAAATCACCCTTTGTTAAGTCAAGCCCCGTCAATGTCTGTTCCTTCGATTTGTGTTTCGAGCGCGGTGTCATCTTGCTGCACTTGTCTTTCAAGATACGCGGCTTTTTGTTGCAACATCACACCATTATAAGAAACTATAACCTCTGTACAATCTTGAAGTACTTGATCAAACTTCCCTAACTCTCTTTTGACAGATTGCATGTCATTTACAACTCCTGGTTCGACAATTCTGTGTGTCAAACTCTCTTTGACCTTTTCTATCTTCAGCAATAATTTGTCTTCCGCGTCAGACAAATACTCAATTAATTTTTCTGGAACTTCTTCAAGTTCCATGGAAATGCCCATTTTAATCTGCATTAATAAACCTCTATGTTTACTTTTTCTCTTTCTTTGTCTGAGGGGCGTGGTCGACAGAAGTTTGCTCTTCCGAGGGCGCCTCCGGAGGGGGAGTCGTCAAAAAAGTTACAGCGGAAGATAGCACTGAAGCTTCTTCTAGACTGTACGCGCCGCGTTTTTGTGCGACCTGCACCCCTTGTAATAGAGCGGTAACCGCTTGTGATTGTGATTCGAATTGTTGTGTCATCTGTTACTCCTTGTTATAATAATACACCAATTATATATATTTGTCAAGTTATTTTTTGCGCTTTTTTTAAAAATCTTTCTTCGCAATTAACAACCTGCGTTTTGCCTAGTGGAAGCAATGTATAAACTTTTGCTCCCTTTGCAGCGCTTATCACAGGAACAGCGCCAATTTCAATAATTGAGAAGTAAGAATCTCTTATTTTTATTGGGGCATTTTTTCTACCCTGTACAAGCTGACCAACTTCAAATTTTGGACTGACCTTTGTTTCATGGATCACTTTTTGTGTAAACTTGTTTCCACACATAGATGTAAATTGTTTTTCCGTTGGAATAAAGTCAGGATCATTTAAAACTCTTTCAGATAGTTCTTTAAAGTAGGGGGGATTGTTCTTGTAGTAAAAAGCGCAAATTTTTGCAATCTCTTTCTCATCCTCGCTATATTTTTCTTTCCATTTTTCATAACCCGAAATTGTTTCTTCAGAATATTTTTTGTCTATCTTGTTCACCGCATTCAATTGAGCTTCAGTTAAATTTCCGTTTTTATTATACTGTTCGTAAACTGATTCTAGAAACTGCTTTGTGCCTCCAAATATGAATGGAATTTTTAAAATGTTTTCAATACGTCCCAAAACAGAATCGTCTTTAACTTTCGGTTTCTTTATTTTCTTGTATTTATTGTAATATTTGTGAGTAATCATCCTTCTAACCTACATTGAAATTAATACCTGATGTATCCCCAAGCCAATTAAAGCTGTCATGACAATCCACAACACTTTTGATACCTGCCTCTTGAAGCTTTCAAGCTCACGAATTCGTGCATAGATGCCCTCATCAGGATTATAAACAGCTTCTTTGATCTTCACAATGTCTGCTGCCATTTCATCTTGTTTGTCTTTTACTATTTCAATATTATCCATCACTCGTTCAAATTTTCCGTTTAATTCAATAAGGGCCGTTTCAGCTTGAGAATCCATTTATGTATCTCTCCTGTGGTATCATAACTAGTTTCCTTCGCACTTAATCGTTCTCAATAATTGCATGATTTGTGGTAATTAATGTTGAAGCTGCCGAAACAGCATTTTGCAGAGCGGTCTTGGTTACTTTTGCTGGATCGATGATGCCTCTTTCAAACATGTTAACAATTTTACCAGTTGTAAAGTCCCTACCATCACTTCCATGCAGTGACAAAATCTCATATAAAATCAAGTCTGCAGATTCGCCGGCATTCTTAGCCATTTGTTTTATTGGAGATTTTACTGCTTCGCATACAATTTTTGCTCCGATTTCCTGATCTTCATTATCAAATTCAAGTTCTAAGTTAGCAGCTGCCCTAATCAAAGCCACGCCGCCTCCAGGAACAATTCCTTCTTGCTGGGCCGAATGAACAGCTTCAAGCGCATCTTCAACTCTATGTCTCTTCTCGATCATCTCGATTTCTGTGGCTCCACCAACACGAATAATTGCAATACCGCTAGCGAGCCTGGTGATTCTATCCTGGATTCTTTCACATTCGTATAAAGATTCTGTCTGCTCCAATTCAATTTTTAAAGCCTCGATCTTCTTATCGACTTCTTCAAAGTCGCCCTTTCCTCCAACAACAGTAGTCCCATTCTTTAATATGTCAATAGTCTTCGCAGTGCCGAGATGAGTCAACTTGGCATCCTTCAACTTTAATCCAGAGTCCCTGGAAACAAATGCGGCTCCAACGGATAAGGCCAAATCTTTAAGAATGCTTCTTCTCTCCTCGCCATAACGAGGAGCTTTTACAGCGGCAATCTTCATTGTACCTCTAATAGCGTTCATAATAACTGCTGCTAATGCTTGCCCTTCAATGTTCTCACAAACAATCACTAGTGGTCTATTTTCTCTTGCCGCAACCTCAAGAATAGGAAGTAATTGATCAACAGCTTCAATATCATAATCTGTTACCAAAATAAGAGGATCGCTATATTTTACAGCGCCTCTCCTCTCATCTGTGATAAACTGAGGAGAAACATATCCAGAATCAAATCTAAACCCTTCAACAAGATCTAAGCTTGTCTCAACCGAGCGGGCTTCCTCAATAGTAATGGAGCCGTCTTTACCTGCGGCTTCGACTGCGCTAGCAATAAGCTTGCCAATTGTCTTGTCGCCGTTGGCTGAAATTGTGGCAATATGTTCGATGTCTTCGACACTAGATATAGGCTTTGTAAGCTCCTGTATGTTGTCTATAATCGCCCTAACGGCCTTGTCCATACCTCTCTTTAGCTCAACAGGAGAAGAGCCAGCCACGATGTATTTCTGTGTCTCTCGAAGCAATGCTCGAGCTAAAACTGTGGAGGTTGTTGTACCGTCTCCACATTCGTCTGCGGTTCTTGCCGCCGCCTGTTTAATGATTTGCGCACCTGCGTTTTCGAAGGGATCTTCCAGATCAACAAACTTCGAAATTGTGACACCATCTTTGGTTATAATTGGGTTCGAACCTTTCTGATGTAATATTACGTTTCGGCCACGAGGACCAAGTGTCGATGCCACATTATCCGCCAGTATATCAACGCCTTTCAAAATCTTTTCCTGTAGAGAAGATCCCGAATTATATTTTTTCGCCATTCTTAACCTCTTTCGTTATATACATTATATGGCATTATACAATAATTGTCAAGTGTTTTTAAATTATTTTTCAACGGTTTGCGTTGCTTGTTTTGCTAACATACCAGCTTTTTCTTTCAAGTCTGATGCATCTTGTGCAGCCCGATCAGCAGCTTCAAGATTGTGTTCCAAAAAATAATCTCGTACATTAGTTTCAAATGCGCTGAGTGATTGATAAATGGGAATAACTAACTCTTTCAGAGACTCATTGTAGCGTATCGCCAATTCTTTAATTTCTTTTTTATCAATCTTAATAAGGCCGTATCTCTTTCTTTTCATTTCTTTTGGTAGACGCAGGGCACCGTGGGCGCGGTCGGGTTTAATGTGAAACTGCGTATCGATGGCGGCGCTTTGCATTAATTCAAACCACTTTTTTGGATTTCTGGTCGCCATGTATTTTAAATTTCTGGACGCTTCTCTATAGCTGTGTCCAATATCAACGGTGTATGGTTTTCCCAATGGATGTTTCACGCTTAGATTGCTTATCATGAATTTAATCATTTTTCTTCTCTTAGTCAATATTCGATCCCATTCTTGTTCTCCCATTTGATCCTTGTCAAAATCGAAGACAGCGTTTATATCTCCTTCAGGAACGTTAGCATCTTTTGCATATTTCTTGAAAAGCTCCTCTTCTTGTTCCGAGGCGCCTCTCATCCGTTGCGTCGCACGAAGCCTGGCGCCGCGTCCGCGCGGCGCTTGGGCGTATTTTCCGCCGGTCTCGGGGTCCACATGTTGAACCAATCCAGCAACGTTTGCAATTTTTGATAATGCCTCCCCATGTTCTTTCCATTTTTTTTCTAATTCTTTTTTGGTATATTTAAATTCTTCGACCTCCGTTAGAAGTTGTCTTTGCTCGCGAAGAACAGTCACATCCAAATCATCAAGAGCTTCATTCAGTTGATATGAAGAAAAATGATTTCCAATCCAGTTTAAAATATTGTGCCTTGTTATTGTAAAAGAATTAAAAGCCAACATCTTATCGCCGTATTTTATAACCACCAGATACTCAATTCCCTTATTCTCTGTATCTTGAAACGCTAAAAATTTAAGTAAATTTGTAATGCTTCCTTCCACCGGTATTCGCGGATTTAATAATTTTAGAGAAACGGCCTTTCCTCCGGATCCGGTCTCTGGATCGATAAAAATACGAATATCTTCGATTGGCAGCTGTCCCATCACTTTTTCTGTGACCTGCGTTCCTCTGAGCATGCCGGCAAGAAACGCTTCAAACAAGAAACCGGCCCCAGAGGGCGAAAACTTTTCAACAACACTAGACAGTAGCTCTAAAAAAACTAAATTAGATAAAACCTCAGATATATCAAAAGCTTCAGTCGACTCCCCCGACACAAACTGATTAATAAATTTGATCTTGTCCGGAAGACTGTCTCCTCGAATTTTGTTCATGTACTTTTCAAAGACACCCCTATCTTCGGAGCCAACAACTCCCCAATCTTCACTAATCTGAAGCTTAGGTAAAAAGTCCAATATGCTTTTTTGTAAGGTTCCTTCTTCGGGAGCCTCCGAGATAAAGTTTTCTTCTTCAGAAATAGAGTTTGAAGGGTCCATGGCGTTCACGTCAAGTTGTCGTTCGACCATCTCCAGAAGCCTGTGGAAATTTAGAGTTCTTTTATCGAATCTTCTTTTAATTCTTTCTTCAATGTTCATGCTAATAAATAGTTCCTACTAGACGATTTTGTCTGCTATTCCTAATTCTATAGCCTCTTCCGCTGTGAGATACACATTCATCCTTTTTGCTAAAATCTTTTTAATGTGTCTCTTTGTCATTCTTGTTTCTTCCATCAAGCAGGCAATCAGCCTATCTTGAGTCCATTTGGCCTCGGCCATTTCATTTTCAAGATCTGAAATATTGCCATGTTGGCCGGCGGAGACTCCATGAAGCATTAGTCTGCAGTTTTGACCAATCTGTCTCTTCCCTTTAGTTCCTGACGCTAGCAACAAAACTCCTGCTGACATGACCTTACCGAGACCTAGAGTGTGTATCTCACAATCTTTTCTTACCATTCTCATGGTATCATAGATCGCAAACATGTCCGCAGCACTTCCGCCCCAAGTTGACACAATAAAATTCAATGATTCATATGTGGTCGTAATCTCTGATTCGAGATCTTCCGGATCTGAATGCTCTTCTTTCTTTCCCATTTCTTTGAGCGCCATCAATGAATATGTTGTTTCGGCTGCTCTTTCCTCGTCGACTTCGCCGTATAAACCAATTATTCTAAGTTTTGCTGGCTCAGCGGCAGGATCATTTAACAGTAGTAATTGTGAAAGGTCTGTCGCGATGGGCTCAGCCTGCTCTTCCTGTTTCTCTTCCTTCTCTCCTTTAAGAACTCTTTTCAAGCTTGCCCCCTTTTCTTAACTTTTTTAACTTTTCCATTTCTATTGACCTCTTGCAGTTCAAAAGGAAATTGGTTAGCCCAACTGATCCAAGAATTTGGCTCTTTGAACTTTCGCGATAGCAAAAGAGTTTCTCTGTCATCTTTTGTCCACCCGTTACCAATTTCACGCCACCCTTCAGTGGCAGAAAGAACCTTCTTTTTTATACGTTTTCCTGTTATTCCTTCGATCTGCAAATGGTAATGTCCCCCTTCTTCGTTAGAAAATACTTTCCAAATTATAGCTTTCACTTCGCTCTCCTTTTTATTCTTCATGTTAGCACATCCCTCTTTATTTTGCAACAACTTTCTTTTTAGCATTTCGTACTTGTCTCATTGCTTCTCTCCAGTCGTTGAACTGTATGAGCTTTCTATAAAGCCCTGGCCAATGAGTAATTATGCGGGCAATCGTTGTTTCTCTCCAAATTTTCAATAATTTATCATCAGCGTCTTGAATAATCTTAACTTCCTCTCTATGAACGCCAGCATCTTTCATAATACTATACTTCATTTCGAGGGCGTTGTCAAGATCTTTTGAAAAAATATCTAACAATTTTAGTATGTGGTGTAGCTGATCTTCAAATAATACAGCTAGCTGACCATATTGAAATATTCCCGATACAATCCTGTAAGAGAAAACTCCTAATACAAACCATAAAAATTCATTCATGCCTTCAGGCATGCAAACCTCTTATTTATCTTTTTTTTGAGGAAGAGAAGACACGATTTACGATTTGTTCACTTAACTTTTCTACGTAATTGTCTTTTGCTCTTCTTTCAGCCTTTTCTTTCTTTTTCTGGTCAAGAAGACGTTCTACAATTTTCTTTGTGATCTCATTGAGGTATTCCTCATCGTCCTCTTGCATCATCTCCTCTTCGCCTTCTCCTGGAGGTGGCCCTTCTAGGCCTGGCTCTTCTAGGCCGGGCTCGAGTACGGGTTCTTCTAGGCCGGGTTCTTCTAGGCCAGGCTCTTCCATCCCTTCTTCACCTTCCTTCTCAACGCTTAAAAGCCCATCAACACCCAAGGCATCTTCTACGACTTCGGCGAAGCCGGTAGCCAATTTCTCGGCCACCTCTTCGGCTACTTCAGGAGAAAGTCCAAGTCCACCTTCCTCACCTTCGCCTTCGCCCCCAAGCGGAGGCTCTACTGGCATTTCCTCTTCGGCGCCGGGTTCGAGTCCGGGCTCTTCCAAGGGCTCATCTTCTACCGGCAGGTCATCCGGGGATCCTGGCATGCCTACTTCTTCAAGCTCTTCCCCTTCTTCTTTGATTTTATCAACAAAGGTCTCGGTCAGAGGCCCGATTGAGGCCAGTTTCATGAACCGGCGGATGGTGTTTTCCTTAAGTAAACTTTTTTTGCTCATTTGATTTTCTCCTGTGGGTGGCAGATAGTTTTACATTTTCAAAATAAATAGTTCACTGCACGACAAAAAGCTCAATAATCGATTAAAAAACTTCCTTATCGAGAGATGTCATAAACTTTTTTAAAGATTTGTCTTGTATTTGTTTAACTCTGACAAAACTTATGCCCAATCTTTCTGAAACCTCTCTCAAAGTCATAGGTCCATTTTTTTCAATTGCGATTAATGTACAGTTTAAATCATCTTCATAATTGATCCAATATTTACAATCTTCAATTGGGCATCCGACACTATTGGCAACACAGCAATTACAACATTTTTTCATAATTCTGGATGCTCCTTTTCCAACAGATCGAATATATCTTCCACCTCGTTTAAATCTAAAGTAAGCTTATTCTCAAGATCTCGACCCTTCTCGATCAACTGTTTGGACTTTTTTCTATTTGTTATACTTTGGTTTCCTTTTTCCCCTTTATACTCGTCAATAATTTTCATCATGTTTTCATCCTTATCAATATATTTTCTCATCATTAATCTAAAAAATTCATTCTGTCGTAAGCCATCATAATGCAATCTAATCTTTAAATCCGCATGCTTTTTGTCAAAATCTTCGAAACAAACTTGTTTTTCGGCCTTTCTAAACTTATGAAACACTATCGCCTCAAAATATGTGTCGAGCTTTCATGCTGGCCAGCAGCTGTCTGGCAAAGAAACGTTGCTTTTGATTGAAATTCTCGCAAATCTCGTGCTCCGGTATAAGAGAGCCCGCTTCTAATATTTCCTGCAATGTCTCGAAGAATATCAGCTACCGGACCTTTGTATGGAATTGTAGTTGATATTCCTTCAGGAGAAGATGATTGCCCTCTCCAATCCATTTGCGCAGACCTCGAAGCCATACCTCTATAAACTTTATATTTTTTATTTCCACTTGTAAATATTTCTCCTGGTGACTCATCGGTTCCAGCCAACATTGAACCAAGCATAACAAAATCTGCTCCCGCTGCCAGGGCTTTTACGGCGTCGCCGCTATTTTTAATTCCGCCATCAGCAATTAATTTGGCATCTCTATCTGAGTATGAGCAATCATGTATTGATTGAAAAGTTGGTACACCATGACCAGTATTGATCCTTGTGCTACAAATTGAACCGCCACCAATACCCACTCTAATGCTGTTTGCTCCCCAGTCTGCCAAATCATTAAACGCATCAAGTGTCGCCACGTTGCCAGCCATCAAATGAATTTTATCTCGAAAAAGCCATCTCAATGTTTCAAGCGCATTTTTAACCAAAACATGATGTCCGTGAGCTACATCCAAGCAAATAACCCTCACGCCCGCTTCCCACAAAGCGCTGGCGCGAGCCTCATAATCTCCAGTAACTCCAATTGCTGCTGCAACCTCGGCTTTTCTTTTTTTAACGAGGGCGATTTGTTCTTCAATTGTGTTATATCTATGGATTACGCCCAATCCACCCTCATCATATATGGTCCATGACATTTCATCTTCAGTGACTGTGTCCATTGGACTAGAAATAATTGGTAAATCCAGGTATGTTTTTTCATCTAAAAAATTTCCAATATCGACTTCATTTCTACTTTTAATCTCTGAATATTTTGGCTCTAATAAAACATCATCAAAACTAAGACTTTTCTGCATTCATTTCCTCCTTTATTTGTTCTACAAAACTACTTGCCTTATTCCAACATTCTGGACAATAAAGATTAACTTTATTTTTTTCTTTTCTAACGACAACGTACCATGATTGTACCATTTCTTTATTCTTTTTATCAAATGGTTTATTGCAAACGAGACAAGAATCTTCTAGTTGCGAAAACATATTAATTTTTTCTTTTAACTCTCGTTCTGCTTGTTTCTTATTCATTTTTTTAATTTTTCTTTGTATTTTTTTTGCAGCTTTAGTCATCTGGCCTCCAGGGTTGAGATGCCAACGGCGCCGCCGACTGCGCCGCAAC